GCTCTAAAAAAAGTTCTAGTAGATCTGGCTCTAAAAAAAGTTCTAGTAGATCTGGCTCTAAAAAAAGTTCTAGTAGATCTGGCTCTAAAAAAAGTTCTAGTAGATCTGGCTCTAGTAAAAAAATTTCTACTAAAAATAAAAATCCACTTGATTTAAATGCTGATACAAAATGTAAAGTGGGAAATACATTAGTTGTACCTATAATATTACCTCCTTTACCTCCATTGCAACATGGAGGTCATACTAATAACTATCCAGATATCACACAATATCCAGGCTATGACTATTTACAAAAGTATATGGACCATTACTCTGCTTTACAAAAACAAAATAAAGACCAAAAACAAAATAAAGACCAAAAACAAACTCCAAATAATGATAATTCTATAAAAGAAAACACATTTTCAGTTCCGTCAGAATTAAAACTTACACTAAATTTAGACAAAAAATCTAATAATAATAATCCAAACAGTATGGGACCTCCTGATGCTGAATTACAAAAAGTTATTAATGAATTAGAAGAACAATTATCCGTTAAACTTAATAACACAGAAAATAATGTTAAGAAAGATTTGTCATCTGACCTTCAATTAGGAATTAAAGAAGAGTTAAAACATAAATTAATGGCAGAAATGAGAGAAGAAGTTAAACAAAAAATTACTCAATATATCGCATCTGTTGTTTCTAAAAAAACCGATGATAATGTAAAATATGATAATACATCTGTTTATCAAGATACTGTACCACCATTTTATAGACCTGGTATTGTTTTACCATAAATAATTAAATAAATTTACTTAATTATTTATTTTGTAATTATAGAAATTTTACTTTTTGCTCCTCTTTTCTTTCTTTTTGGTTTTCCATCAGAACCTAATGTTATTTCTGTTGATTCCTGAATTGAACTATCTTTCTCTTCTGAATGTACACTCACTCTACTATCTGATGATTCATCACTTAATTCATTATTTATTACCTCATCAGCTTTTCTAGCAGCATTTTGCGCTTTTATTTTATTTAAAATACTTGTAATATTACTTTTCTCTTCTTTTACTACAGGTACAGTTGATGAATTTTTAGGAACTGTTCTATTCATCATATTCATTTGCTCTTGTAACATCTGTGTATTATTATTTACACTATCTTGTGTTTTTTTTAATTCGTCAAATTTTTTCTGTTGTTCTTTTAGTTTTTGCATTTGGTCATACATCTTTCTTTGACTATCCTCTTGATTTTCGACTTTTTTACCCTGATTTGAAATATTATTATTTATAGCCCCTTGTAATTTTCCTAATAGTTCTGGATTACTTTGTAATACTGAATCTAAACCTGGCAATGATTCAGCCATTTTCTTGGATGCATGGAATGATGCTGCACTTGCCGAAACCATCAGTATTAATTTAATTTCAGGCTCCATTTTTTTACCACTACTCTTATATTTATCATATAATTCTCCAAATACTGACGAATATGATTCTTTATTTAATTCCATCTGCTCTGACCAACCTTTTAATTTTAAACCAAATGGATCATAACTCTCATTCATAAATTCTAATGCTGTTACTGCATTTACCATAAAGTTTTTACCTAAATCAACCCCATCCTTTTTACTTTGATAATTATTCCAATATTCTACCTCAAAACACATCTCCTCATAATCTGAATTTAACGTATAATCTTTTGTTAATGTTATCCCAGTTCTCTTTATCGAAAGTAATTCAGCATACTTCTCCATCTTTTTAAATTTTTGAGTTTGAGGATCCAACATGTGAAATGGTACATCTTCCATGTTTTTTAGTTCATTTATAGAGGGAACATCTCTATTATAATCAGTATCTTTACTTTCACTTCTTTCACTATTTTTTTTATAATCATATACTGCTTTTTGTTTCAAAAAATCATTCTTCTCTTCGGGCTTAAAATTACTGAAATTTCTATTATCATCATGACTTTGTCTAGATTCATTGTGAAATTTTGGAGAACTATTATTCGATGATACACTATTATTTGATGATTCATCATTATAATCATCATTAAAATTATCAACAATTTCTGAATCTGAATCACTTCTATTTTTATCATCATCAAATGATGGAATATTATTATTTGCTTCTACTAAATTTGGCATTATTTTTAATTTAGAATGATCAGCTAACATATCAAAATGTAAATCAGTATCTGTTGATAAAGTGAATTTTTTTGGTTCATTACTCATATTATTAATGTATATAGAAACTTATATATATATTAATACGCAAACTTTTATATATTAAATTTATTTAAAGTTCAAATTTATAGTCATCTACAAAAGTTAATGGAGGTGGAATATTTGAAACAGTTTTTAATACCTCATCGTATAAAGGCATTTGAGGAACAATCGCTGCATTACTTTGTAAAATTGTTGCAGGAGCCATTTTAGGAATTGATTTATTTAAATTTGTTGGAGATATATCATTTAAATTAATCTTTTTACTAGTTTTAAATGTAGGATTAACTTTATAAATTGAATCATTTGTTACTCCTGAAAATGTATTATCTATCTCATTATTTGCAGTTATTGATGATACTATTTTTGACGGTCCAGATAAAACATTTGTTACAGGAGCTATTGGATTTGAAGTAGAATAATTATCACTATCTAAATCAAATAATCCTAAACAATAAAATATTGCAGTTACTAAAATAAAAAAACTTAACCAAATTAAAAAATATCTATAATATGAAGGACGATTCCTATTTCTTTTTTTATACTCATTAATTTTATCTCTAAAATAATCAAATATAATAATCATTATAATATAATATATATAATTTATTTTTATTATATATTAATGTCATTTTATAAAAATCCTGCCATCGGATGGTTCCTAAAAAAAAGACTTAAAAAAATATTTGCTATGCTTATACTAACATTAATCTTCTATTACTTATACTTTAACACATTCACACACTTAGTAACAAGTGGTTGCACACGTCCTGATTGTACAGCACTGCCATGTACTGGATATAAATGTCGTGCTTCTGCATGTACTGGAACAAATTGTAAAGGTGCATATTGTATTGGTGAAAGATGTGAAGGAGGAGATTGTAAAGGTATTGGATGTAGAGCAGGTGATTGTTATGGATTAGATTGTGAACCTGGAAAATGCGTTGATCCAACTTGTCAAGGTGAAAGAAAATTAAAAAAAGTTTGTGTGCCATTCTGTAGGAATGGCAGAGCTTATACAATACCTAGAAACCCAACTGTTTACCCCTTTATAAAATATCTTCCAAAAAATTCATCTTTAAACCCTGATTATTGTAATCCTGATAAAAGAACATTAATTTTTACAAGTGATCGTTATATTAATAATTTTAAAGTTGATGAAATTAATTTATTCACTTCTGGTCCAACTAAATACGAAAATGTTAAAAATAAAGATAGTTTACAAGCTGGAAAAAGTTATAGAGCAACTGAAGACATTAATTTTATTTCTAGTACTCCAGATGTTTATAAAAATGGGAATTGTGAATGGACTACTCAATTTAAAGGTTTTGAAATAACTTCTGAATTTACTCCATTTTTTAATGATAAAACACAAGAAAGTAAATGGCTATTTAAAAATTTTTTAGGTATTCCAGTCGATGACGCTGGTAATGAACAACCATGTACGAGTGCTAAAGTTGAAGATCATGATATGAAAGCTTTTCAAACAGAAACTGTTATTAGTCAAATAAATAAAATTAATAAAACATTTACATCATTATATTTAAGAAATTATAATATTGATCAAATTGAAGGAGAAAAAATTACATCACGATGCAATTTATGCCAAAAAATTGGAACTAATTATTTGAATGTTAAAGAGCATCCTACTTACACTGATAGCAATATTAAACCATGTTTAATTAGATGTTATGAACTAGATCAAATTAAAAATTATGGAGAAGTAATAAGACATAATGTTAAAAATTATAAATCTTTTATTAAAAATAGTCCAGAATATAATACTTATATCAACAATAATGTTAATACCTTAAAAACATTTAATGACCACCATATATGGAAATACACTAATACTATTGGCAATTCACAAATATATACATGTCATTTATGTAATGAACAAGTACAAATTAATTATAAATCATTGCCTAGAAGATCAGAATACGATCTTACTTTATTATCATGTTTACATACTAACGATTTTAATCATTGTATGTATGATATGTTAGATAATAATAATACTATCTATCAAAAATGTATAAAATGTCAAAAAAAAAGTTATCCATATCAACAAAAAAATATATGATTAAATATAAATTAAATTAAATTTTTTTCTAATTAATATATAAATGTATTGCTCAATTGACGAAGCGTGGAATAATAAAAATTCGGTAGCTAACTTATCTAAAAGATATCAGGAACATTTTACTGTTAATAATGAAAATGAATTAAATTCTTATAAGATAGATAATAATGAATTTAACCAATTAAAACAAGAAAATCAAATATTTGTACCTAGAAAAGATTCTAGAAAAGATGCTAGATTTAATAAAGCACCTAATACAATATATGATAATAATATCTTAGAAGAATCTGAAGATATTAAAACAGAAGATATAATGTTAACAAGTGAAGAACCTAAAGAAGATAAGATTAAAACTTATAAGCTTCCTATACAATCGGTACTTAAAAAAGATGAAATAGATAAAAAAAACTGTAAAGATTTAGTTAATAAAGTTTTAAGTTGCCCTACTTGTAGGAAAATGATTGAAGATAAATTAAATAAAAAAAATAACTTTAATAATTTTTTTAATGGTGAAATAAGAGAGGTTTTAATTTTAATTTTAATTGGATTAATAATTATGATTTTAATAGATTTATTTATAAGAATTTCTAAATAATTATTCCCAATTTATTAATAAAATATTTGGATTCAAAAAATTAACTATAAATCCATTTTTTTTTAATTTTTTTATTATATAATCAGAACATTCTTTCATCTCATAAGTTGGATGACCTAATAAAAATAATGGTATTTCGTACCATGTCGCGTTTGTATTAGTTTTTGCTATTAATAAAATTTTATTATCGATAAATTCTAAAATTTTATTAAAACATTTATGTTTTAGCTCTTTACGATTTTCTGCATCTTTTTTTAATTCTTTAGTATTTACCATATCTACTAAAATAAAATATAATTATATTTTATTTTTATTTAAGAATAAAAGAATTTTATTAATAATAATGCCGGTATTACGAAACTTAGTTATAAGTGGTGGAGGAATTAATGGATTAGGTATTTTAGGTATAATTAAATATCTATCTGAAAATAATTTAATTAAAAATATTAACCATTATATTGGTACTTCTGCAGGAGCTATATTATCTTTCCTTCTGACTATAGGATACAGTTATAATGAAATTTATGAATTTTGCTGTTATTTTAATTTCTCTAAAATTATGGATAATGTTAATTTAAATTCTTTTTTAGATAAATATGGATTTGAAGATTCAAGTAAAATGTATTATATACTAAAAAGATTATGTGAAAATAAAAAAATTAATTCTAATATTACATTCAAAGAATTATTTGAAAGTACAAATATAAAACTTACTATATCTGGATCATGTATTAGCAACTCAAAACTATATTATTTTAATCATGAAACATATCCAGATATGCAAGTTTTATTAGCTGTTCGAATTAGCTCTACTATTCCATTAGTTTTTATACCAATTGTATTTGAAGATAAATTATGGCTAGACGGTGGATTAATTAATAACTTCCCTATTGATTATTGCAAAAAAAATATTGAAAATACATTAGGATTAACTATTTATGACGGATGTATTGATAATTGCCCAAATAATACACCATCTGATTTACTTGAATATATCACATTAGTATTTAAATCATTAGTATTTTCTGATAGTGTAGACAAAATAGATCAATATTCTAAAAATATACTTAAATTTTCATATTCAATGGCTTTTTTATCAGATTTTAATATAACTAAAGAAGCAATCGAAGAAATGATACAAAATGGATATGATCAAGCATTAAAACAATACGATATTATATCGCCATTTATTGATGATGATAATGTATCTACAAATGATATTTTAAGTCAATCTGAAAGTGACGCAATTCATAAAATTATAAATGAAGTTCAAAATATTGATGAAACTCAAGATAATTCAGAAAATAATGTTACTGATGATATTTCAGATGATGAAACTACAAAACAAGTTATTAATCTAATAAAAGAAGAATCTAATTAAGAAAATTATTGGAATTATTAATACTATTTAAGTGATATGCCATTTGACTATCATATTTATTTTTATCATTTTCATCAATATGATTATGAGAATTGTAACTATTTGTAACATTTAATGGTAAATTAAAATTAAAAGCATCATCTAATGAACTATAATTTTGCGATGAAGAACTATTTTCTGCATATAAATTATTTGAATTAATTGGAGTATAATTAGTTAAAATATTATCATTTCCATTAAAAGCTATTATCTCACTATTTTTAATCTCTATATTAGATTCTTGAATAAACATTTCATTAAAATCATTTTTATTTAAATGAACTTTTTTTACATTTTTTTTATAGTTTTCTTCAAAGTTATTTCTAGAAAATTGTAACTTATCCATTCTTTTTCTTAATTCAGAACTACTTATAACATCTAAATCTAAGGAATTAAAATTATGCTTCATATTAAATTCCTTCTCTAATTTCAAAAAATTATCTTTCGCTGCATCTTCTGTTTTTGGTATATTTAATGGCATATCCTCTTTATTATATTTTAAACAATTGAAATCTCTTGAATCCAAATATTCCTTTCTCTTTTTTATATATATTTTTCTCATTTTAGAGTCCCTTAAAATAGTATACGCTAGATTTACTAATTCAAATGCATCACCATCTCCACCAGGTCTGTCTGGATGAAGCTTTAATACTAATTTTTTATAATTTTTTTTTAATTTACTTTCTGAGAAGTCATTAGAAATATCTAAAATTTCATATAAATCTAAATTTGAAATTTCTTCAATATCGTTTTCATTCATTAAATTTAAAAATATTTTTTTTAATAATTTTATCTGCAATTATATAATGAATACAAATAATAAATTATATTATTCAATGCTTTATGCAATTATTGGCGATACTATCGGATTTGGTAACGGAATGTTTGAATTTAATTATGGTGTTTATACTCAAGTTAAAAATAATAAACAAGCTGAAAATTTAAGTTCTTTTACATTTCAATTAATTTGTGAATTTATAAATAAAGGAGGATTTACTGGATATGATTTAAAATATCTAGAATTAATAGCATCTGATGATAGCATTCTTACTCTTGCTGTATTTGACGCTATTAAAAATTCATTAGATAAAACTTCTTCACAAGTTGTTGAAATAATTAAAGATAAATTATTAGAATATTATTTAAATGATGAATTAAAAGAAAAAAGATATTATGGAACTAGAACAATTCTATCTTTAAATAGAATCAAAAATAAAGAAGATTGGGAAAAAAGAGCTTTTAGTGATAATGCTGGAGGATCAGGAGCTAGCATGCGATGCATGCCAATTGGACTATTTTATCATGGAAAAGAAAATAGAGAAAAATTATTAAGTATAAGTATAGACAGTTCCCGAGTTACTCATAATAATCCTATTGGTTATTTAGGCGGATTCTCATCTGCATTATTTACAGCATTGGCAATAGAAGGTGTTGAACCTAAACAATGGATTGTTATTCTAAAAGAAATGTTTGAAAATGAAACAATACATAATTATATAAAAAAAACTATTGGAATTAAAACACCTAATGAATTAAAATTTCATATGAGAGAAGTTGAACATTTTTATCGAAACTTAAATAAATATTATAAATGGAGATTCATTAAAGAAGAATTAAAAATTAAAAATTCAATGACAAATCTTGCTTACAGAAATTTTCTCTTTTATCAAAAATTTAGCGATACATCTATATATAACCCAGGTAGTAATGGTCTTGATAGTGTACTTATCGCATATGATTCTATCATTTCATGTAATGGTAGTTTCGAAAAACTTATATATTTAGCTATGTTACATGGTGGCGATTCTGACTCTACAGGATGTATTGCTGGAGCATTATTTGGAGCATATTATGGTAATGTTGATTTACCTAAAAATCTAACTCAAATTGAATTACAAAATCAGTTAGATAATTTATTTAATAATTAACCATCTCATTTATAAATGCTCTCATATCTTCAAACGATCTATCACCATCATATGTAAATATTTTATTTCCTTGAATTAATTTTATTGATGGATAGCCATCTATTGAATATCTTTCACACAAATCTTTATTTTGTTCTAAATCACATTTTATGTCTAAAATTTCAATGTCTTTTCCATTCATATCTTCCTCTAATTTTTTCCATGCAGGTTGTAACTTTTTCGACCAGTAACACCAAGTAGTATTAAAATTAACAAATTTTGGAGTTTTACTAACATTATCAAAATCTACTAAATTATCACTTGAAGTATTATAATTAAATACTTTTTGAACAAAAAGTATCATTACTATTACACCCAAAACAATTATTACCATATTTTTTTTACTTAATTCTATCATTATAATAATGAAAATAAAATAAATTTAAAAAATAATATAGAATTTTATTTTCTTATATATATATATATATAAATGTTTACAATAAGAAACAATCAAATAAACGTTAATTCTGAAATAATTGGAGGCTCCTCCGTCCCCCCCCCATCCGTCGGCATCTCCATGGGTAGTTCCAGCGGAACTACCGTTGCTAGTGGAACTGATTCTAGCTTTAAAAAGGCATTAATTGCAGCTGGACCTGGAGCTACTAATGTAGTAAACTCCTTAGGAACCCCAGTAGGAACTGTTACATATAACGAAGCTGACCTTAACGCAATAAAAAAAGCTTTGGAAAGTGGTCTTCAATACGGAGGAGCAGAACCGGGGGACAGTTTAATCGATTTAGAACTAGTAAAAGAACACATCATGGCTACAATTGCAAATTCCGCTACTACTCCAGAAGTTAAAATTGCTGCAATTGAAGCTTTAAATATTATTAATAATACCATAGAAGCTATAAATTCTAAATCTGGTAATATTGATCTTATCACCACAGTAGGTAAACTTGGTGCTAAAAAAGATTGGATAAGAAATAATGATCTTGATTTAGTATATACAGAAGCTGATGGTAAAGAAATTTCATTAGCACAATATTATATTAAGAAAGAAAATGAAGCTACCTTAAAAAACCAAACTCTTGGAAATTCATTAAAATGCTTCTCCACAAGTTCCACTAATACAATAGATTCTGCTAAAGACAGCACTGATGCTTGTGTGAAAGTTTTACTTGGTGATGATGTATTAAAAATGAATAGTGTTGAAGTTGCAAAATTACACCCTGAAGTTGTTTTCGGAGTCTTAAAATATTTAGGATTTCAAATGCAAGAATCAGGTGGTTTAAATCAAGTTCAATCATGGTCTGCATGGACCAAAACTGTAAATCTTAAAACAATGAATAAATTTGCCCAGGAAACATCTGGTGTCACTTATTGGCAAGGACAAAACGTCGTTTCTAACCTAATCAATTTTATTAACTCCCGTCCTGCTATTTTAAATAAAGGAGCATCATCAAAGGTTGAAGATGTACGTAAAATTGGTTTAATGGCTTCTAAAAATAGTTACAGAACAGATCTATCTAATCACAGAAACGCCATTGATATGGCATTAAATACTTTAATGTTCCAAGTTAGAGGTTTAATGCCAAGTGCTGGATTAACACCATTTAATGCCTATAGTGCATATACTGCATCTGGTGGTGCAATGGTTGTACCAGTTGGTGTACAACCATCAAGAAGAGCATCCATTGATAGATTACCAGAATTTACCAAACAATTAAGAAATTTATATCAAGGATATGTTCAAAGATTAGAATCTATGAAAAAAACATTAAGCCCAAATACTAAAAAACAAGTTGAAGCTGTATTCAAACAATGTGAAGAACATGAAGCAAAAGTTAAAGCATTATTAACACATTTCGATTCTTATGCCCGTCTATCACAATTAGATGGCAATAGAGCTGAAAAAGTATATAATGCTACTGACTTACACGAATCTTATAGCAAATTAGAAAAACACGTAGGTAAAAGCAGAAGAAGATACTGGTCTATACTTGATATTGCAGGTGTCACAGGCGATGCTGCATCAGATGCGGAAGGATCTCCATTAGTTATGCCATAATTAAATAAATAGATTAATATTATTAAATATAATTTTAATCTAATGTAATATAATGAATATTAATTTAAAATTAAATATTAATAATCTAGAACGCTATTATCCATATATAGGAATATTTACTAATAATCCAAATGATATTAGAGGATTACAATTTTTATATTACTATTCAAATAATAAATATTCAGAATATACTTCTATTATAGGTGGTAAAAAATATTTAAAATATGAATATTATAATTTATTCAAAGATGCCTTTCAACACCTTTTAAATTTAAGAAAATATTTAAATAATAAAAAAGAATATAATGATTATTATCTAAGGAAATGGTATTTTGACTTTATTTATTCTGGAGTAAAATTAGATGACAATGAATTATTTAATTTCCCAAGTATTTATCCTGAAAAAGAAATTTATGATGATGTTTTTCCAAGATATGAAATAATTAATAAAATCACCGATCCTGACTTAAAAGAGGATGAATTACAAGAATTAAAAAATGATGTATTACAATTTGATTTTTTGGATATATTTGACGGTCAAGAAATAATTATGATAACATTAGTTGAAATTTATGAGGATAGATTAAACAATTATTTATCTGATTTTAATGGATATATTAATGAAAGTAATAATAAAATTGATGATCCACCATTAAATTCTTTAAAACCGACAGTACCAAGCTCATTAGATAAAAAATTTATTATTAAAATTATTGGTAAATTTAATTCAAATATAATAAAAAATATAAATGAATTATTAGATTTTAAATACTTAAGATTAGCACAATTAAAAAAAATTC